GAAAGCGAGGCAGCTGTGACTACAGCCCCTGAAACTCCGATCGAGGATAAAGCCGAGGCTGCACCTGTAGTAGAAGCAGCTCGCGCGATTATTCGTCCAAGCGCGCTAGATAGCCAGCGCGTCCGTACACCAATTATCAATATGGGCACATACACAGAGCATAAAGTAAAAGCAGCTTTAGGTAACGATGAGTCTAAACTTTTCGTGACGGCTGCAGACGATAGCTTTGCCACTAACCCAGCGTTTAATCCCACACAGTACCTATCAGAATTTATTACTAATACACGCTTTCCAAGAAGCGCGATAGATGCTTGCTCTAGAGGGATCTTGCCTGCTACTGGCACTACAATCAACGTGCCTTCACTCGTTGACTCAAACGGCGGCCTAAACGGCGTTGCACCTACTGTAACTGTCGAGGCAGAAGCTGGCGCAGTATCTAATACAGGTATGGTTACAGAGTATCTTTCAGGTACTGTAAATAAGTACTCAGGTATGAATACACTCAGCGTAGAATTATTGGAACGCACAAACGATCCTAACTTCTTTAACGAGCTTACAAACCAACTACAGGTTGCATATATGAACGCAACAGACAGCGCAGTAATCTCTGCAATTAACGCTACAGGATTTACAAGCACAGGCGTAGCAGCTACAGCGGCTGGCTTGATCTCTTACACAGCAGAAAGTACAGCTAACGTTTACAAAAACAGCGGTTACTTTGCACAAAACTTTGTAGGCAGCACAGGTATTTACAACCTATTACTAGGTGCAGTAGATACCACAGGTCGCCCAATCTTTAACGCTTACCAGCCAAACCCTGCATCACTAGCTAACGCAGCAGGTATGGTTAGTAACAACTCTGTACGCGGAAACGTGCTTGGCTTAGATCTGTACGTTGATCGCTTTATGACTGCAGGCGTAGCTGATAACTCAGCATTTATTTTAGCGCCTGAGGCATTTACTGTTTATGAGAGCCCACAGGCTTATATGTCTGTTAATGTCGTAAGCAACTTACAAGTTCAGATTGCTATTTATGGATTTATGGCCACTATTGCCAAGATCCCTCACGGCATTTGCCGTCTGAATATCGCATAAGCGATAACCCACTAATAGTGCGCTAGGGCATATTTAGCCCTTTGCCCTAGCGCACCTAGTAAGGAAAGGTAAAGAGATGGCTGCAACGTATTGCAACGCCGCTACGCTTAAAGCGAGTCTTGGCGTGGGCACTCTTTACGATGCTTACCCCTGGATAGAGGACACCTGCCAGGCAGCAGAGGATCTAATAAACAGTTTTTTAGAGTTTGACTATGCACCTGTCGTAGGTACAGCCCTTGTAAATAATGTAGCTACTGTAATGCTTGCTAACCCTGGCTTGTTTACTACAGGCGAGACCGTGTCAATAGCCGGTGCAGGTAGCGTTTTTAACGGCAGCTACACAATTACAGCTACCTTACCTTTTAGCACAGGCACTACAAACCTACTGCCTGCCTTTAATATGCAGCTTAATTACTACCAGCCTGCACGCGGCTATAGTTTTATACAATATGCAAAGGTCTCAGCAGATCAAAACTTTAGGCGCGTCAAGCCATACGGGCGAGCAACAGGTGCAGATACAAAGACTGCTGTTTACTCTGCTACACCTGCTATTAACGCGGCTGCTTTGATGCTAGCCGAAAATATATGGACTGCACGCTTTAGCACACAAAACGGCGGCACTAGCGTAGATGGCTATAGCCCTAGCCCATTTAAGATGAGCAATACTCTTATGGCATCTATACGAGGTTTACTAGCGCCTTACCTTAGCCCTAACACAATGGTCGGCTAATGCCAGCGCCTATAACTACGCTGCGCACAACTATTGCAGCAGCCCTAGCAGATGCTAGCTACTCTACGTTTGCCTTTCCGCCTAGCACAATGATTGCTAATAGTGTCATTGTGGCCCCGGCCGATCCATACCTGACACCAAGCAATAACAGCCAGGCAGGCATATCACCACTAGCAAACTTTAAGATTATTGTAACTATTCCTATGTTTGATAATGAGGGCAACCTACAAGGCATAGAGACTACGTTTTGCACAGTCTTTAACAAATTAGCAGCAAGCGCTATTGTCTTTAACGTTACGAGCGTATCTGCGCCTAGCGTTTTAACTGTAGCAAGCGGCGATCTGCTAACAGTAGATTTACAAATATCCGTACTAACGAGCTGGAGTTAAAATGGCACTTACAGATGAGGACAAAGCGTTTTTAATCAAGATAGGCCAGGAATTGCCTACCGAGGTTAAAGTAACAAAACCACCTAAAGACACAACGACAGAAAAGGACGAGGCATAAGCGATGGCCATTTATTTATCCAACGGAGTAGTGGTCACGCTAAACAGCGTAGCCCTATCAGATCACGTTACAAGCGCAACTATTAACCGTAGCTTTGACGAGCTAGAGGTAACGGCTATGGGCGATACAGCTCACAAGTTTGTTAAAGGACTAGAGGCAAGCACTATTACTTTAGACTTTCTGAATGATACTGTGGCATCTAACGTGCTACAGACTTTGCAGGCGGCCTGGGGTACAACAGTGCCACTAACCCTAAAGCAGACCAGCGCAGCAATCTCAGCTGCAAATCCTGAGTATCAGACTACAGTTCTAGTTAATAACACAACAGATATTAACGGCGCAGTAGGCGATATCTCTACACAGTCAATTACTTTTACCTGCAACAGCGCTATCGTTGTAGATACAACCGTATAAACAACTTAAAGGGGCTAAGACAATGGCAATACTAAAAATAACAAGGGCTGACGGATCAGTATCTGAACACAAGATAACGCCGCGTATTGAGTATGCCTTTGAGCTGTACGCAAAAAAAGGCTTTCACAAGGCTTTTAGAGATGACGAAAAGCAAAGTGACGTGTACTGGCTAGCTTGGGAGTGCATCCGCACTAGCGGCGAAACTGTACCTACCTTTGGTGCGACATTTTTAGAGACCTTAGCAAAGGTAGAGGTGCTTGACGATAACCCTTTGGAGTAGTGGGGCGCGGTAGTTTTGGCTACCTAGTTGCGCAGATAGCGGTAGAGACAGGTATCGCGCCCCAGGCTTTATTGGATCTAGATAGCACAATGTTTGCTAACGTTATTAAAGTACTAAACGATAGATCAGAGGACATAAAAAATGCCAGCAGAGGTAAGAGGCGCCCTTGAGTTACGCAAGGCTATCAAAAAGTTTAGTCCTGATCTAGCAAAAGAAACACGCAAAGAATTAGCAAACCTTTTAGCACCTATAGTAAAAACTGCTAGAGGTTTTATTCCGTCACAAGCGCCGCTTAGCGGCTGGGGTAAAAGTAGCGCTACGGCTTTATGGACAGAAAAAGGTCGGCTATGGAGTACAAGCGCGGCTAAAGCTGGCATCGGCTATAAAACCACAGCCTCTAAACCTAACAAAAAAGGTTTTACGTCTATTGCTCGTATTGCTAATGCAAGTGCGGCAGGGTCTATTTATGAAACAGCAGGCCGCTTATATCCTAACGGCAGAGATCAAGCGCCTATGGCTCAGGTTGTGCGTCAAGGTCAGAGCAATTATGGCAAAATGATACGCTCAGGCACTAAAACACAATCTAAAAGTAATAACCCTGGCGCAGGCAATATGTTTATTGAGGCTATAGATCAATACGGCCGCATAGTAGATGCCAATAATCAAACAGGCGCAGGGAAAAGAAGCCGTAAAATGAAGGGCCGCGCAATATTTAGAGCGTGGAAAGAGGACGGCGGCAAGACTAACGCTGCTGTCTTAAAGGCAATAGAAAACTCTAAGATTAAGTTTTATAATGCTATGGGGGTTAAGTAATGGCTGTTGATCCCTCAGTAGTAATAAATATAGCCGCCGAATACACAGGCAAAAAAGCATTTAACCAGGCAGATACAGCTACACAAAAACTAAGTAAAAACGTAGGAAAACTGGCCAAGACTTTAGGCCTGGCTTTTGGTACTACAGCCATCCTTGCCTACAGCAGAGCCTCTTTACGCGCAGCAGCAGCAGATGAAAAGGCACAAAAACAACTAGCTTTAGCCTTAAAAAATGTAGGCTTAGGCAGAGATGCTGCTAGCTCTGAGGAATACATACAGCGCCTACAAAGTGAGTTTGGCATTGTTGATGATTTACTGCGCCCGGCCTATCAGACTCTAGCGGTTGCCACGCGTGACTCTGACCAGGCACAAAAACTATTTAATCTCAGCCTAGACATAAGCGCATCTACAGGCCGCGATTTAGGCAGCGTAACTGGTGCGCTAAGTAAAGCATTTTTAGGCAATAACACAGCGCTATCTAAATTAGGCGTAGGTATATCTAAGGCAGATCTAAAGGCTGGCAAGTTTGATGAGATAGTCGCACAGCTAAGTACGACCTTTGCAGGCTCGGCTACAGCTGCTGCTAACACCTTTCAGGGATCTATAGACAAACTAAACGTATCCTCTGCAAACGCACAAGAAACTATAGGCAAAGGCTTAATAGAGGCACTACAAATATTAGGCGGCGAAACAGGCATAGTAAGCGTTACAAACGCTATAGATGACCTAGCACTAGGTTTGTCCGAAAGTATTGTCTCAGCTGCTAAATTAGTTACAGAGCTAGAAAAACTGCCTGTATTAGGTGATTTTTTAGGCAGGCTGTTTAGTAATCCTTTAAGTTTGCCTAAAGAGTTTTTAGTGTTTGGCAAAGATGGCTTACTAGACTCTTTCCGCGCATATGGCAAGGTTGCAGGCATACAAAAAGCAACCGATAACGCACACCTTAAAAACCTTAATGAGCAGTTCAAGGTCATAAAGAAAACAGCCACAATAACAACAAAATTGACAGCCGATGAATTAGCCAAGTTAAAGGCTAAGCAACTACAGCTAGCCATAGACAAGGGCAACCTAGCCCTAGCTCAGGGTGCAGATGTCTTTGATTTAGACAAGATACAAAACGCAGCAGCTCTTACTAACCAAGCTGAGCAACTAGGCAAGGCAACAAGTGCCGCACAGCTGATACAGATAGCAAACGACACAGCACGCCTTAATGTTAAAAAGTCTATATCTGATCTAGAGGATGCAATAGCAAGCAAAGACCAGGCTGCTATAACTGCTGCAACTACAAAACTAAATGCAGACTTAGGTATTTTAAGTGCGCTAACTGGGCAGAAAACACAACTGTTAGCCATAGGAACTATTTTAACTGGGCTTGTGCCTAAAGATCTTATAAACCTGGCTAACCTCAACGCGGCCCTAGCCTTACTGCAAGCTATGGCAAGCATAAAAATTACGCCTATAACTGCAACACAAACTACCTCACCTACTGCAACACAAAACGTATCTAAGATTTTATCTACATTTAAGGGTACGACCGCATCTGCCTTTGAGTCTTTAACGCCATCACAACAAGCAACGCTAGGCGGCTACGAGCCATTTACAGGTGCATCTATATCTAATATGCCTGAGCGATTTACGGGCTCTACAGCAGGGCTAGGGCTCAATGGCACAGGAAGACAAGTACCACAAGGTGTCGAGATAACTATTGTAGATAAAACTAGCGGTCTAATTCAGGTAGTACAGGATGCTGTACAACAAAATAACCGCTATGGCAATAATCTTAATTTTGCAGGGGCAATCCCACAATGACAGTACCTATTCTCAATGCTTTTATAAACTTTTCTACAGGCCCTAGCTTTAGTCAAACTATGGTGCTAGGCACAGGCATACTAGGCACTAATATTTTAGGCGATAGTACAAGTGTTATTGTGGATGTGTCTAACCAGGTAGATAGCTGCACTACTACTAGGGGCCGTAATGCACAGGCAAACCAGTTTCAGACAGGCACACTTACGCTACGCATAGTAGATCAAAACGGCGATTTTAATCCGCAAAACCCTAACAGCCCTTATTTTGGTTTGCTTAACCCTATGCGCAAGGTCTCTATAAGTGCTACCTATGGGCCTACTACATACAATATCTTTAGCGGCTACATAACTAGCTACACAACCAATACGCCTCTTAACGCGCTAGATGTTGTCTACACAACTATCACAGCTGTAGATGCCTTTAGATTGCTACAAAATGCACAAATAAGCACAGTAGCAGGCACAAGCGCAGGCCAGCTATCCGGTGCGCGTATAAATAACCTGCTAGATACTATTGACTGGCCAGCAGGTATGCGGGATATAGATGCTGGCTTGACCACGCTACAGGCTGACCCTGGCACAGCTCGCACAAGCCTTGCAGCTATGCAAAACGTAGAGACTAGCGAGTATGGCAGCTTGTACATAGGCAGCGATGGCTTTGTAGTCTTTCAAGATCGCGCAGTTACAACAGCAGGTAGCGGTGCAAGCCCTGTAATCTTTAACGATAACGGCAACGACATAGGCTATGCAAACGCCGTATGGCGCTTAGATGACACTCTTATTTACAACAGCGCACAAATTACACGGACAGGCGGTACGACACAGAGCAGCACAAATACAGCCTCAGTAGAAAAGTATTTTTTGCACAGCTACAACCAACAAGACCTACTAATGCAAACAGATGCCGAGGCCCTAGATTATGCACAAAGTTATGTAGCTAGCAGGCAGGAAACAAGCGTACGGTGCGATGCCATAACGCTAGATCTATACACAGATAATTACGATGCTGGCATAATTGCAGCCCTTGATCTAGATTTTTTTGACCCTATAACAATCACTACAAATCAACCTGGCGCATCTACTCTTACGAAGACTTTACAGGTTTTTGGCGTTGCTATGGCAATTAGCCCTAACAGCTGGAAAGTAACGCTTACGACACTAGAGCCAATTATTGACGGTTTCGTGCTAGACAGCGCCTTGTATGGAATACTTGACACAGGCGTTTTAACCTACTAAGGAGGCAAACTATGGCTAAACAGGTCTATACAACAGGACAGATCCTGACAGCTGCGCAGATGACTACTCTGCAAGCAAACGACTACAATCAGACAGTAAGCGCAAAGACTGCTAGCTATACCCTTGTAGCCGCCGATGCTGGCACGCGTATTACGATGAGTAACGCCGGGGCAACTGCTATCACCGTAAACACAGCTGTGTTTACGGCTGGCGATACGCTAACAATCACGAATATAGGTGCAGGTGTTTGCACAGTCACGGCAGGCACAGCGACGGTTAGCACCAGCTCTACGCTGGCCTTGAAGCAGTACGACAGCGGCCAGCTGTATTTTAGTAGCACAGGCGTAGCTATATTTTTTGCTAGCGATGCAGCAGATAGCAGCTCACCTTTAACCACAAAGGGCGATCTATATACTTTTACCACAACCGATGCGCGCCTAGCAGTAGGCTCAGACGGTGAAACACTCGTAGCAGATAGTTCCACTGCAACAGGCTTGCGCTATACGGCTGGAACAGTTCAGGCTAACCCAATTCTAAATTCAGCGGCACAAATTTGGCAGCGTGGCACTTCCGTTACAGGTTCAACAACTGCATTTTGCGCAGACCGCTGGCAAGCATATCGAAACACAACAGGTTCAACATTTTCACGCCAAGTAACAGGCGATACAACAAACCTGCCAAATATTCAGTATGCAATTAGAGCACAAAGAAATTCTGGAGACACTGCCACAAATGATTTGAACATTACTCAAAACATTGAAACTGCAAACTCAATTCCTTTTGCTGGCAAAACAGTTACAGTTTCTTTTTATGCTCGCAAAGGTGCTAATTTTTCTTCCTCTACTAGTTCAATTTTTACTCAGGTATTTACTGGTACAGGTACAGACCAAAATGTATACAGCGGTTACACAGGTCAGGCAGTTCCCAATAATACTAGTGCAACTTTAACAACAACTTGGCAACGATTTACCACAACTTTTGCTATTGCTGCAACGGCTACGGAAATCTCAATACTCTTTGGCTATAATCCTGTTGGTACTGCTGGCGCTGCCGATTACTTTGAATTGACTGGCGTACAAATGGACATTGGCAGCGTTGCACTACCTTTCAGAACTTACGCGGGAACAATCCAAGGAGAATTAGCCGCTTGTCAGCGTTACTATTCAACTTCAATTCCAACAGGTTACACAGTTACAGATTTCCCAATTATGGGAACATCTGGTGCAGGTGGTCAAATCTTTACCGCTAACGGCACAAGCGACCTGTTTGGGTCACTTCAATATCCTGTTGCAATGAGAACCACACCAACTTTTACTGCTTATTCAGGCAATAACCGAACCGCTGGAAATGCCCGCGATATGCAAACAGGTTCAGACATTGTTTTCACACCGTCACCACAAACAGGAAACAATCGTCTTTTGAGTTATGTAACAGTAGGTGCTACGGCAACATCAGGACGACCATACGGATTCCAATGGACAGCAAGCGCGGAGTTATAAAATGACATACACATACACCGAAATTAAAAACAATGATAATGAAGTTATTGGCATTTTGCGTAATGAGGACAAGGCGGTTATTCCGCTAGACCCAGCCAACTCTGACTATCAACGCTATCTAAACCCTGAAGCGGAACAATCCACACCGAGTTTAGCTAGTGGAAACTAGCTACAACGGCTGGCCAGCATCTAAGGATCAGGCCGAAATAGGCGTGAAGCCTTTTAAGGTTGAGGGCACAGAGCGCAAGCTGCAATGCGCCGAGAGCGTAGGCCCATTGTTAGCCGCCTTTGCCGCTGAGTTTCACAAACTAATAGAGCCAATAGATGAGGGTACCTTTGACGACTGGGGCTATGCCTACAGAATGGTTAGAGGTAAGCCTACAAAATTATCGTGTCACGCATCCGGCACAGCTATAGACCTTAATGCTACAAAGCATCCTATGGGTAAATACAACACATTTGAAGCCGCTAAAGTGCCTATGATCCGCGCCCTGGCTAAAAAGTACGGCCTTAAATGGGGCGGAGACTTTAAGACTAGACCTGACGATATGCACTTTGAGATCAGTATTGGCCCTGCAAAGGTTGCAGAGTTAATAACTAAACTAGGGCTAGAAAAGGGGCAATAAATGAAAAAGCAACTTACGGCCGCTGGCCTGTCGTATTTACGGCACGCGTTTACCTGCGCAGCAGTCTTGTATATGAGCGGTATTACAGATCCTAAAGTGTTGGCTAATGCTTTTATAGCTGGCCTTGTAGGGCCTCTGCTAAAGGCCATAGCGCCTAATGAAAAGCAGTTTGGCATAAATTCTACATCTACTACTAAGAAAGGTAAATAAAATGGGGCCAGTCACTTTTCATATAAATAATCAAACAACGTATGACCTACGAGTACAAGCATCTAATGGCGCACAAGCCGAAGCAGTAGCAGGTGCAAGCACTCAGCTAGGTTTTACGCCAGATGACACCAATATTACCTGTGCGATGCGCTGGTATCAGAATGGCATTTGCATCCTGCAAGGCTCTGTAGCTTGGTCAGCTGGTGGATCAGGGGCAGACGATGGCTGGTCTACATCTAATTTAATCTGTATGAACGGTGAGGCTAATGGTGTTGGCTTCTCAGGATGCAACGAGGGATGGGTAGAACTACAACCTTATAACCTTATGGCTAACGGCGGCGAAGTAAGCGTCACTTATACAAACGCATAGGGGCTAAGTAAATGGATGCGCAGGCGTGGATAGCTATTGTAGTGGGCCTACTGGCTATCCTGTCTGCGCTCTATATGGGCCTGCGTTTTTTAGTTAAATCAATATTGGCCGAGCTACTGCCCGATAATAACGGCGGCCATAACCTGCGCGGCCGGGTAGATCGCATAGAGGTCAAGGTAGATAAAATCTACGAGATGCTTATAGAGGCTAAATTGGCTCGCTAGCGTGTCGTTGTTGTAATTTGTCAGATGCTAGCCCCATACTATTACTACAAACGCCGAGTGGGCTAACTCGGATAGTGCGCCCACCGGCCCTAAGTTAGGGGCTACAGATGAACAGTTTAGATATTTTAATAGGCCTTGCCGCGTGCGGTCTTGGCTTTTTGTTTATGGTAATTGGCTATTCAATAGGCTTTAAACACGGCCACGGCGAGGGCTTTGTAAGAGGGCGCAATATTGCTAAGGCGCTACGAGATGCAGAGCTAACACGATGAGCGGCTTCCTAGAGGGTTACGAGGATGTAAACGCACGCATTATCCGTGTAAGAGCCGAATACCCTAGCTTGCGCCTAGTAGCTTACATAGAGGATATAGATATTACGAAAGGTTATGTGCTAATTAAGGCTGAGGCATATCGTGAGTACGAGGATGTAGTGCCAAGCGCCGTAGATTATGCCTACGAGGTGCGATCTGATCGCGGTGTCAATCAACACTTTTGGGTAGAAAACGCTGTCACAAGCGCCTACGGCAGAGTTATTGGTTTGCTTAGCCCTGGCGGTGTTGCACGAAGTACACGTCAAGATATGGAAAAGGTAGAGGCGCTATCTGCAAAGGATGTAGCACCTGATAATAAAGACTTTTGGGCTACAAACCCAGCAGCAGCTGCCATACCTACCCTTGCACAAGCTGTTACTACGCTAGCTGAGACTATGGTGGCAACAGATCCCGGTGTGCCTACCTGTAATCACGGGCCGCGCGTGTGGCGCAGCGGAGAAAAGAACGGCAAAGCCTGGGGCGTGTATGGCTGTAGCGAAAAGGTAAAGGCAAATCAATGCGATCCAGCCTGGTATATGCAGACAAGTACAGGATGGCGGCCACAGGTATGAGCGACTATGTAGAGCTGACAGACACGGCCACAATGATGGCTACGCTATTTAAGAACGGTGTAGCTGTAAGCACTTACAAGATGGAGACCTGCGACAAATGCTCAGGCATACGACAGTTTGACAAGGCAGGCTATGTCACAAGCGATCCTAAAGAGAATATGGTGTGGTTTTGTAAGGACTGTAGATGAACGAGACAGAGTTATACACATACCTTAAAACACGCTACCTACAAGACCTTGAACAACCTATGAACAAGTATGAGGCCTACGACTGCTACAGCGACTACGGCAAACTACAGATAGAGCTTAAATGCAGGTCTAAGCATTATGACGCCTTAATCTTAGAACGCGATAAGTACGATGTGTTTATGGCTACAGCTGTAGATAAAGGCTATGCACCCTGGTATATTAATAGCACGCCACAGGGCATATATGCCTTTGACCTGTGCAAACTACAGTTATTCTGGATAGAGCGTGACTTCCCGGCTAAAACAGAGTTTGACAGCGTAGGCAACGTACGCAAGTGCGTGACCTACCTGCCTGTAAGTCAGGCTTTGCAGCTATGACAGAGTTAATACGCTTTGAGTGTCGTAAGTGTAAAAAGATAACAGACCAGTTAGAGCGCATAGTGGCAGATAATCTGCCGCCTAACGTCAAAACTCTACAATGCACAGTATGCGGCTGTATGAGCGTGTGCTTGCTGGTCAATTATGATGACGCATAGTTATACACAGGCCCTTGTGGATAAGACAACACGCCGAGGTAAATCCTTGACAAAAACAGCTGTTAGATCGCTATACTTGAAGTACTTAGTACTTAATAAAGTACTTAATAAAGATAAAAAAAGAATAAAAAATATAGTAGTTAAAAACGGGATAGCTCTGTTAATAGTGATTTTAACTTATAATCAAGTAGTAAGTGCTAATGCAGCTAATCCATCTATAGAGTTATATAAGCTCTTTGCTCATATGCAGGTAGGCAACGATAAGCAATATAGGTGCTTGGTAGAGCTGTGGCATAAAGAGAGTCGCTGGTCGCCTATTGCAGATAATCCTAGATCAACAGCTTTTGGCATACCTCAGCTGCTAAAAATGACAGAGCGTAACCCTTATAAACAGATAGAGTTAGGGCTTAAATATATTAAGCACAGGCACCGTACGCCTTGCTTAGCATTAGAGCATCACAAGAAGGGCTGGTACTAATGGCTAAGGCAGGTGATCCTAGAGTGCAGCGTGCCTATCGCTACGCCTTTAGGAATAAGATACTGCGCCGTGATGGCTATATCTGCTACTACTGTGGTCAGGATGCTACACAGGTAGATCACGTTATCCCGATCTCGGCTGCACCTGAGCTAGTGGTCAATGCTGAGAACGCTGTGGCCTGCTGCAAGCGCTGCAATACGAGTAAGGGTAACAGGTCACAGGCGGCTTTTTTAGCCAAGATGGCTACCCCCCCTGTCTTTTCAAACTGTATTTCCCCAAAGACAGCCGTAC